TCCGCCGCTACCGTTTGGGTAGCGACTTGTCGGTATGGACCATCTCATTGAGGATGGCGAATACTTAAATAAAAAACAAGCAAAACTACGATTTAGACAAGGAATACTTAAGGATTGGGATAATAGGTGTGCGTACTGTGATGTCGAGTTAGGTAGGTCGGCGACGCTTGACCATGTGCACCCAAAAATGAAAGGAGGGTTAACGCATCCGCAGAATCTGGTTGCCTGCTGTTTTGGGTGTAATACTGCTAAATCAGCGGAAGACTGGCTGGAGTGGTATAGGCGCCAGCAGTTTTGGACGCAGGAGAGGGAGGATCAGATTGTGTACTGGATTACGGGAGGACTGGTTGCGTAGGGTCCCAGCCCATGCCTTCGAGGTACATGCGGGCGATGTAGTCGTCTTCGGCGTAGCGGCAGATGCTGCCTTTGCAGGCCCGGTAGTAGATTTCGCCGCGTTCGTTTTCCAGCTGTTCCAGGCGAAAGCCGTCACCGTAGTCGGTGGAGTGAATGACAGACATTAAGGGCGCAATTCAAGTTTGATGATTCGGACGTCGTGGTCGCGCACGGTTTCTTCTAAGGTGCCAACACGCGTCTTAAATGCTTCTTGGTTTTGGATGACGTGATCCAGCTTGGATGGGACTGTGTAGACAAGAAAACCGATGCCGGTGGTAATGCCGCCGGCTAGCAGCACAACCAGACCGGCAATGGCTTCCTGCTTTACGCCCCGCCAAAATCCTGTTGGTGATTCCACGGGGCAGCTAGGGTCTTGTCCCAGTTTAACGACCTTGGCCCCGCAACTTTTTGCGGCCGTGGTTAGGCAAACTGTGTTGGCCCTGACCTTGGCGACTCTTTTTGGGTTTGCCGGGTTTGTGTTCGACTCGCCCTAAAGCTGTTTTACTTTTAGCTGCCATTACGGTCTAGTTGGCCACGTGATGGTCCAAGGGAAACCACTTTGAGTGGTTACTTCCCTCAGTTCTTGACGATACGTGGACCACGGAATCGGGTCAACCGGTGCATCGGGGAGTTGTGTCCAGTCGCTGGCGGCTAGGCGGGTGTTGCGATCAGCGCGAACAGCATCGGCTTGGCGTGCATCCATGGCGGCTTTGCCAGCAGCATCGGGTTCGGCGGCGATGTAGTGAGTGAACCACTGGCCGTTCACCTCAACTACGCCATCACGCTGGGCGTACTGGTAGGGCGGCACCAGTGTTGGCTGGGGGCCTTCCAGCACAGGGTCATACCCGAAATCGTTGATGATCTCGGGCGTGAGCACCTGCGGGAAGCTGGTGTTCGGGTTATCGGCGCGCAGCTGGCTGTCGGTGATGACGGCGCCGGTGGTGCGGTTGCGGAGTTCCATGGCTGGCCTCAGGCAATGGCGAGGTAGATGTAGGTGCCCCCGTTTGCGTTAATGGCGGCAGGGGCGGTGGAGCTGATTTCAAAACCAGCTGAGTATGGATCGATATAGTCGGTGTTGGTGACTTCAGCTGCACTGGAGTTGAGCAGCAGGTAGGGATCGTTGGCAGCGATGATGCCGCGAGCGGTGTCCCAGACGTACCAGTCACCAGTATTATCCGTGCGTTTGATCAGAACAAATCGTGCGCCGTTGGTGAAACCGCAGTTCACCTGAAGCGTGGTGCCGGTGCCGGTGTAGCTGCCGACCTTGCTCACGCCTGGGCAGGAGGCGAAGAGGTAGGCCACTTGAGTACTGCCGGAAAACCCTGTTCCAGTGCCTGTGTTGTTAATACCAAAATCTAAGGCTGACGGTGCCGATGTTCCCCACAATTGAGTACCATTTGTTGTAACTCCTGCTTGCCCATTAAGTGATAAGTATTGAAACTGTGAAGTAACGGGACTTGCGTATGTGTACCAAAGTCCTGCTATGTCTCTGGTTTTGGTAAAGATTAATTCAGGAACTACGCCGAGGCCATGAAAGACACGTTGATTTAGGTTGCTAGAGTTCGTCCAGCAAGCCACGTCGAAGAAGCCGGGGGCGCGGCGGAAGAGCCACGCCATGTAATCGGACGAAAGGGCACTGTTGAAGACTCCGCTTGAGAAATCCCAACCAACAGTAAAGTTTGCTTCGATGTTAGTATTTGTAGAATTAACACTTCTGTTTCCAGTGAGACGAGAAGCCCAGTAATGCTTATCGCTGGCAGTTCTTGAAGTAAGAATCATCGCGTCAACAGGGAATCCCGTGTCGTATTCGGGGACTGTTGCGCTTCCGTTAGAATTACTTATCTCAACATCAAACACCTTTGTCGCATCCGTCGGCGTCTTCATCGGCCCGCGCCGGATGGCGATGTAGATGTAAGTCGAACCGTTGGTATTAAACGCCGAAATGTTGGTAGTTATTTGGAAGCCAGTTGCGGTTAGTGAAACATTGTTGCCTCCCGCAAACTCCGCATCACTTAACTGCGCATACAAAACGGCGTCGTTGCCGCCAGTGGCTATGCCACGCATGTTGTCCAGCAGACTCCAGTTGCCGCCGCCGCTTGATCCTTTGATGAGCAACCATTGAGGCTCCCAGCCAAGATCAATCGTCGGCCCTGTGGCGCTGCCATTGCCCGTATAACTCCCACACTTAATCACACTCTCATTCCCGCTATTGCCAAACCCGCCAGCGTCGTGCGCGAAGAGGTAGGCGACGTAGGTGCCGCCGTTAGCGTTGACCGTTGCATCGGTCCCAAGGCTAAACACACTGCTTGTAGGTGTGGTGGAGTTCCACCGCGTGGTGCCGGTTGCTGTGGCATTAAGGCTATTAAGCACCAAATACTCGGTATTTGCCAAGCTGGTGTGATACACCTGCCAATCACCTGTAGTATCCGTGCGCTTAACAATGATGCACCCAGGCACGCTGCCAAGATTGTGGGCGATGGTGCGATTAGCGCCATTTCCCGTATACGTCACCACATCAAAGAACTTTGCGGCCTCGCGGAAGGTCCAAGAGGCGTAAGTTTCGCCATTCGTGTTTCCTAGGGTTGGATAAGTGCTAAGCGAGAACCCTGTGGCTGTAAAGCTAAATGGATAACCAGTCCCAGAGCCTCCCGTACTATCTGTAACTAAGATGCTACTTGCCCCTCTTGCGGAATCAAATAGTACATGGTTCGCTAAACTACGCTGTTTTAACCATACTAAACCACCTTTACCCGCAAGATCGATTCCGTTTGTAATTACTTGTGCTTGCGCGCCGCCATTGCCCGTGTAGAGCCAAGTGCTGAACACATCCTCGATATAGGTTGCAGCAGCGCCACTGACACCAGCAGCGCCGAAGATCATTGCCCGAGTATTAGGATCCATACAACTGTCAGTTTGTGTAGTTGATCAGGCTGGAAGCACGCCATCTTGTGCCACCGTCGTCGGTCACAAAAATAAACAGGTGTGTTTTACCGGTCGTCAGTGTAGGCGCAGTTCCTCCAGGCCACTCCACTCCACTAAACCATGTAACTGCGCCACTTGTATGTGTCAACTCCAGCGTGAAGGCGTACGCTCGACTAGCCGGTACATTGGAAACCGTAAACGTGGAAGCACCATTAATTGTTTTAGTAAAATAATTTCCTGTGCTGCAGTCGATGTTTAGCGCACCAACGCTTACAACGGTCTGAGCGTAGGCTCCGGCTAAATCCAGCTCGGTATTAGCGGCTGCTGTAGCTTGGCCCACTGCCAGAGTACCTGTTGTGGCTAAAGCACCACTCGTACTGATAGCGGTAGTTCCTCCAATGGTGCCACTAGTAATAGCGCTTCCGCTTACTTTTCCGGCTGTGGTGATAGTAGCGAGCTTGGTGTCGACGATTGCCGCACCAGCAGCGATGTCGCTATTAACAATAGCGCCAGAGATTACTAGCGTACCGTCAGCGTTAGGCAGATAAATCGCACGATCCAGTGTTGGATCTACCGCAAGTAAAGTAGTTTCGTATGCGTCGGCGGTTGTACCTTCAAACACCAGAGCAACGTTAGTGTCAAGCACGATGTTGCCTGTAACCGTGCCTCCGGCTTTAGGGAGCGCTGCGTTTGCTAAATCGTAGGAAATTTTTACGGCATTGCTTGTTGCGGCAAGAACGGAACTTGTAGTGCTGATACTATCGCTAAGTTGAACCACACCAGCTGTACTAGTGCTGGCTGCGGCAACACTGATGGCTGGGGTTGTCGTGCCATTGGCAACGGAAATTGCACCCGTACCGGTGACATTTGTTACGGTACCTATGTAGTCTGTGCCCCACTCCAAACCAGTAGCGGTACCGCTGTTAGCACGCAGAATTTGCCCATCAGAACCCACGCCCAGTTTTGCCAAAGCTGTACTGCCCGTAGCAGCTAGCAAATCACCTTTGGTGTAAGTGGTATTACCAGTGCCGCCCCGAGTAGCGGCTACGGTCCCACTCGTAAGATTGCTGGCGTTGGCAGCTTCTACAGCAACTTCTTCGACAGCTGCCTGCACATTTGTGGCAATAATTGTGCCAGCGGGCGTAAAACCGATGTTGGTTGCCGTCTGGCTTGTGTAAGTGCCCGAAACATCAATCTGCGTCCAGGCAGTGCCGTCACACAGAATAATATCTGGAGGAGCTAGCGGCTGAACTGGTGCAGGAGCTACGCCTGTGCCGCTAGTAGCTACAACAACGTAGTAAGAGGTATAGGTGCTGGATGCGTTAGGTAGCGGTTGACCTACCGTCAAACCCGCGGCGGAGCCTGTCGTAGTTACAGTCGCAATTAAGTTGGTGGAAGCGTTGTACGTGCCAGCAAAAATAAGTTCTCCAAGAGATACACCAACAGGTTGCCAAACGTTACCGTCCCACAGGTAGATATTTTTGTCGAGGGGGTTAAAAAATAGCTGTCCAATGTAGTCGGCAGTTGGAAGGGCCTCTCCAATTTGAGCCGTAGAATAATCGGCTAGCTTTTGACCGCTTACAGCGTCGTTGGCCAGCAGCGCAGTCCCAAACGTACCTGTTGCAATCTTGCTTGTATCTAATGAAGGAATGTCTTCTGCGGATAACGTAGTACCAGCGGAGACGTGACCTTGCGCGTCAACGGTCAGTTTGGTGTAAGTACCAGCGGTAGTGCTGTTGGTGTGATTTAGCGTGCCGCTGCTAACCGACAGTCCAGTGCCGGGCTGAATGATGCCTTTTGTACTAGCGGTTGCATCAGGCAGATCGCTAGGCACGAGTGCACGAAATGTCGGTGTTGCATCGACGCCAGTGGTAGGGCCAGCCCAGATTCGGTTCGCCGCTTGCGTGTCAAGACTGACGGAGACGCTGGCGCTGAAATTGTCGGGATAGCTGACGGCAAAGGCCAGCGGTGTTGTCTCGCTAAAGCTCAGCGTGTTGACCGCTGCTTGGCGCTGCCAAGTGCTGCCCGTCCAGGTGTATTCCAGACCTGTGGCTGTGTTAAGCCACTGCTGGCCCGTGTAACTACCAGAGCCGGTGGGTGCCGCGTTGGTAACTACTACGGAGCTACCGTCCGCCAACTTGGCGCCGGTAATCGCGTCATCTACAACTTTTGCGGTAGTGACAGCGTCGTTGGCCAGTTTTGCGGAACTGACCGCAAGATTTGCAATGACAGTAGAAAAAGCGCCTGTTCCAGTACCGGTAACATCGCCGGTTAACGTGATCGTTTGATCCCCGGTATTTGTACCTGAACTTGTACCGCTGTGAGTACCGCTAAAAGTGCCGTTCTGAGTAGCCAACGTGCCAAGGCCCAGCGTCGATCGCTGGGCTTCGGCGGTTACATCATCTAGTAGAGCGCGACCGGCAGCTGTGCACGTAATTTCTTCGACAACTCCGGCACCGGCAGTGCTACGACCAATCAGTACGTCAGTGCCGGAAGTATTTTGAATCTTGGCGTAGGTGACGGCACTATTGGCAAAGGCCGCCGTACCAAGGTTTGTTACTTTGGCCGTTGTGACGGCGCCATCCGCGATTTTGGCCGTAGTTACGGCGTTGTCACTTACGGATGCGGCGACATTTGTGTAAGCGCCAGCACTATAAATTTGAAGCAGGTTTGTTGTGCTGTTGTAGTAGCCGCGACCTTCAAAGTTGTTGGTTACTGGGGCTGTTGTGCCGACGGCAACGCTGGAGTTGTCAGCAAGTTTTGCGGCGGTTACCGCGTCGTCCGCCAAAGCGGTGGCGGTCAGTTTGGTGGCACTGCTTTGGTCGAGCTTGTCTAAGTCGATTGAGCTGGCATCGACAAGGTCTAGGCCAGCGTCAACAAGGTCTTTGACCGTGATCTTTTTCGTTTGGCTGGCCGATATATCGGCAACCGGCAGTACGTCGGTAGCGGCCGCCGATGCCTTGGGCAGTGCCGGAAGTTGTGTAATACGTTGGTCCGACAAGACTCAGCCTCCAAGTACCAGCGGGCGTAGCATCAGTTTAGTCGTCGGTCTCCTGTAGCAGGAAATCCAAGCTCTGTTCCAGCCTAATCCGATCCGCGTCTTCCTTCAGGATGTAGTCGGCAGGTCGGCCAATCAGCAGACGGATTTCGCCGGTTGTGACAAAATCGATGGCGCATCGGATGACGTCCGAAGAATTGACCTCCACGCCGGCGCGCGTGACCATTCCGCTGACTTGGTAAAAAACCGTCTGGACGTCGGGACTTACTTCGTTATCCGTTAGGTAAAAAGCGCACTCAAATTCACTACCTAAATCCAAGCGTTGAATTAATTGCAGCATGACCAATGGAGATTCCTTTACGCCGTTAGCGGAATAGTTAAATAGACAGTCAATAGTGCCTCCGCCACTTAGTAATCCTGCCGCGTACGTCCCCCTAAACTTGTCGCTTAATGCAGTTACATCCAAGGCTTCCCTATCTGTGTTTAAACGGTAGCTCACGACGTTACCTACGGTAGTGTAGTTTGTATCGCGTACTGTGTACTCAATAGCTAATGGTGCCCCAGTAAACGCGTACGTGGGCAGTTCGGCAGTGCGAATGTTATTGACGGCATCGGTAAAAGAAGTAAAAAATCGTAGGCCTCCAGCAGCATTAACATTTACATAAGCGGAAATTGATGTTTCGATTGTGGTGGAAGGCCACGCGTTTGCTGTAAAACAAACCAAGCCGCGGGCGTCGGACGTAGTAATGTCTACTCGGTCACCTGTGAGGATATTATCTAGGGAACTGTCTAGACCAATCCTGTTTAGCGCGGTATTAACATCCGCGGGATCAATAGTGTCGTGCAGCGTTGTCGTACGGGCAGCGGAACCTCTGCGTAGTTTGATAGTCCCATGAGCGCCAAGAAATACGGTCATACAATTACACCTCCAGCGACGAAATCGCCGTCTACCGTAAATTGGATTGGGACAGCAACAAGCTCGCCGGCGGAAACCCCTAGCTGGGCTGATGTGATATACGCATAAAACTGAATACTGTCATTGGCACTGGAACTAGTGCGTAGCTGCATAAATACACGGTCGGCTTCGGTTACAGCTCCAATTTTGTGAATTTTGCTAAGTAATGTTGTGAATTGTGTGTAGGCCGCAGATTCGCCGGCTTCTAGGCGGTAATACATTAGTGTTGCGCTACCTGCGGCACCCTTGACGCCGGGCACGTATGTATTGCTAGTGCTGTCAACCGTATTTGTGGTCAAGAGTTCGACGGTGGTTTCTACGGACCAGTCGCGAATTTTTGCGACGGGTTTGCCGTCTACTACAAGAGAGCCAGACCGGCCAGTGTAAAAACCCATAATCTAGTAGCGCGTAATCGTAGGTTAGCGGACCGTGAACAGGGAATCGTTAAAGTCTGCGATGAGGCTTTGGCCTGCGCTATCGCATGGGTGTTCTGTAGCCTTTACGTTGACTTCGCCTTCTTCGTCCATCTGTACTTCTACGACGCGGAAGACGCGCTTAGCTTTAACAGTAGTACCAAGCACAAATAACCATCCGGCATAAGTGCTCAGGGATGCGGCGGTGTTGTTGACAACAGTGGCATTCGTGCTGACCACGCTTTGTCCAGAGCGGTACAGCAGCACGTTGTAGGTGCCGTCAGGCACGCGCTCTGCCAGTGGGATGTTCAGGCTGCCGCCAGTTTCAACTTGCCCGCTGTAGATCCCTTGCCAGTCCTGCTGGCCCATGTCCACGTAGACGTAAGCGCCAGGGCTGAGCGGGCTGTCGGTGGGGAAGGTCCGAAACTCAATGTTGCGACGGATGTGCCGGCGCTGGTTACACAGCAGCTTGGCAAACAGGATCGCCTGCGCCCGATTGGTCACGTAGTCCGACACATCAAAGGTTTGCCGAACGCCAGTGGTCTCGGTGACACCTACCAAACACACGTCCACACTGCGGTTTCGCGGGAACACGCCATCGACTTCAGTGTCGCGGTAGATCACGCTGGCAATCAAATCCTGAACGCTGCTGCCGTAGTCAATGTGCTCTTCTTTGTAGGAATCTTCCAAGATGTTGCCGGCGGTAAACATCGCGCTGATCGGCACCGTGCGGATGATGTTGCCGGCGTTATCGCAGGGCACTGCGGGCACCAGCGTTTCTTTGCCGCCAATGCGCCCCAGCTCTAGCAGGCTGAACGGTGCCACCTCGGCCCAGAACTGGCGCCATGGCGTTTGCTGTGCAATCACGCCATCAAAGAACAGACCGTTGCGCTGGCAGAATCGTTTTGCCTTGGCCAGTGCCACCGTGTCGATGCCGCCAACCTTGGCGAACTGACCGATGCCGTCCACGCTGTCGAGGATCGTGTCGAGGAAGATTTCGGGCGCGTAACTGCTGGCCGTGTTGGCTGTGGCGCCATAGGTGCCATCGTCATTTAGCTGGCGCACCAGTTTGCCTTGGGTAGTAAATACAGTGATAGAGCGCAAGTCTTGAATACCTTGGCCGCTATATGCGTTAAAGCCCAGCAGACTGAGGTTGTTGTAAAGCTGTGGATAGCTATTTAACGCTTCAACGCGCTGCTCTGTCACAGCGCTGACTGTTATCTCAGGTCCAGGCTCAAAGCTGTAAGAGATCTGTGTATCAGAACGGTTACTAAACAGACCCCATTCATCTACTTGGTAGGGGTTGTTATTTAGTGGAGGCAAATTTCCACTGGCCGCTTTAATGCTGCCCACAAAACTTACTGATGTACCGTCGCCGTTATTTATTGTCTGCAAAGGGCCACTGTTTTCAATGTATGCAAACGGAGGGTTGGTGCCGTACTCAAGAAACTCTGCCGCAGTTTCGGCAATAGGTTCAAACCTAAACTGCCATTTACCATCATTGCTACCCGTAATAAAACGAAGATCGACAAAATTATCTTGATCTGCGCCGCGCCGTATTGCAAATACATAGGGGACGCGACGAGACGCGGCGTCTGAACCGTTTTTATACCAGAGCCAAAACATGCTGGTGCGTAACTTATAA